GCCCTTCCAGCGCGTCCAATACTTCTGGGTCTTGAGCCACAGGTCGCCGACGACCAGCCCTTTGGAGGCGTCCGGCATGTCAGGCCCACGGAAGGTATGGTTCTTCGAGTGGGCTTCTGCGTACGCCTGCGCCGCCGACTCCTTCGCCTTGCTGATCTCGCCGTTCGCCGTGGTCAGGTCGCTTTTGGTCTGCGCGATGTCCTTCCTCGCCTGCGACAGATCGGCCTTGGCCTGCGTGAGCGTCTGATTCGCCGCATCAAGACCAGTCTTATTCGCCTGAATGTCCTTCTGCGCCTGCGTCAGCTTCGCGGTGTTATCCCTCAACGTGGCGTTCGCCGTGCCGATGGCCGACTGGTTAGCCTTGATGTCCGACTTCGCGGACTCAAGTTCCTTCGCCGTGGCGGCCTGCGCGGCCTGATTCGCGGCGATATCCTTCCTCGCCTGATCGAGCTTGGCCGTATTGTCCTTCAACGCCGTCTTATTGTCAGCCAAATCCTTTTGAATCTGTTTGACCTCATCCGGCGAGACAGCGGAAGCCACGGTCACAGTGGCAATCGCAGACCAAGCGGACCGATTGCCCGCATGATCGACGGAACGGAACGCATACGAGTGCTGTGAGCTAGCTGTCAGGCCGGTCACGAGATAATCGCCTTGACCGGATTGCGTGGCGCTGATGACGGTCATGCCGGACGCATTGACGCCCTCACCCACCTCGACATGGTCGAAGTCAGGCTCCATCTGAGCGCCAGTGCTTGTCCGGCCATCCCAGCGGACGGTCACCACGCCCAATTCGGACGACAATACCGGCTTCGATGGCACGGAGCATGGCGTCGTGTCCGATTCGACCGTGGCCACGAAAACGCTCGACCATTCGCCAAGCTTGTCCGAATACGTCGGCACGGCCCTGACCCTGACCTCGATTTGCGTGCCACAATCCAAGCCGCCGAAACCAAGCTGAGTCTTGTCGGTCGTGCCGGCGGAATGCCAGGGCGCGCCATCCACGTGCTTGCGCCACTCGACGGCATAATTGCTAATCTCAATGGCGGTATTGTTCGTCGCTTCGGTCACTGCAGACCACGAAGCCGTGGCCAAGCCGTGCGCGTACCCGTCGGAGCCGATGTAGGCGTCCGTCTGCACGATCAATCCGAGAGGGGCTTTCGGGACGCGGTGGTCACGGTCGGAAGAGGCGGTCGTACCACCCTCGCTACCGGCCAATGCGGCACCGCCGGTGATGCCCTTGATCTTCTTCGCCTGACGCACGGCAACGTCATACTTGATGTCATTCAGCGCGATTGAGCAGGATAGGCCCTCGTTCTGGCGCATGCTCAGGTCGATTTCCTGCACGCGCACCTTCTCACCGTGAGTGACGGTGGGTGCGGTGATCCAGTCGCCGGCGTGATAGTCGATGAGCGGCAGACTGGCCACATCGCTGATGACCAGATCGCGCGTGTACTGGCCACGCACTCTCGCAGCATCATCCAAAGTGCTCTGCATAAAGGCTTGAGCCGTGTCCTTGTCGGACACGCCACCCTGCGAACTGTAGGACTCCCACTTGCCCCAAGGCGTGGGGGCGGCCGGATTATCCATGCGGAAGAGCAGATTATTGTCACCCTCGACAAGGATGGTGGACGCGAGATCGGCGATGCTTTCCTCGTAGGGTGCCTCGCTGATGTCGCGGGCAAGCTGGAGCATGACCTGCTTGCTCAGGTCACGGCTCAAGGCGGCGCTATCCGCATTCCACATCTTGAGCGTACGGCCGCCCGTGCGCCAGTCGCAGCCGCCACCATTGACCAGCGAGCTCAATATGGTCTGCAGGTCGGTTCCGAGGCTGTAGTAAAGCGTGTATTTCTTCGCCCATGCCGCGCCGCCCGCGTCCTTCGCCGTATCGAAGCCAAGCGTCAGGCCGGTGGCCACGCCACCACGCGCCTTGTTTTCGTCCAATAGGGTCTTGAGGATCACGCCCGGATTCGACGAATAGAAGGGCCTCTTGCCCTTGTTATCGCCGTCCGCGAGCAGATGGCTGGAATCGTTGTTCTCGGCCTTGCTCAGCAGCCAGCTGATCGACTGGCCACTGTAGGTGACGGTGCGAGTCCGGTCATCGGTCTTGCCGGAGCGACCCGTGATGACGAAACGTGCGTTGTCCGGCTCACGATAGCCGGTGCCGTCCGACACCTCCACGGCCACTTCCAGTCCGTCCGTCAACTGCCGGTCGAACGCCGCCGCGTCACCTGACAACATCGAATATTCGATGCTGATGGCGCCATCATCATCGTGGAGCATCGAAGCGCTGAAGCTCACCGGCTCCGCCAATACGCCGATGCGCTCACCGAATGGGCGGTAAGCCACGAGTCGCGCATGAAGGGACTTGCTCATTAATCACTCCCAGGATTGCAAAAACCGGCATGTCACCTTGTCGGTGCCGCCGGTCTGTTTGATTGCGAGGCGATAATCGCCGGACGAAATGTCAGGCCACACTTGCAGTGGCTCCGTGGTCCAGTCGATGCCATTCGTCGCATCCGTGCCGCCTGACCATGCGTCGGCATTGGCCGCCGTCCACGCCTTGCGATTGGCTGCATCGACGAAAAGGTAAGGTCGTGAGGCGTCGCGTTTGCCGCCCCACATGAGATTCGTGCCACTCACCGGATCTGAAATGGTCACACCAGTGACCGCACCGAAACGCAATACCAGCGTGCCGATTGGCGCATTGGATAGCCAGCACTCCGGCACTGTGTCGAAAAGCTGCGAGGCGGAAGCGTTCGGCAATCCAGCCCACCGTGTCCAATAACCCTTGTTGCTGGGCTTATCGACACTACCGGCCATGAGACGCCCGCCAGTCGCGTCCAAGGTGCGCTCCTGCCACTGCTCCCCCTGCCAATAAACGTCAGGCAATTGGAAGACGGCGGTGGCCGCGCGGTGGTCATCCCACGGAATCTCGTCACCGTCCGGCTGACATGACGTGCACACCGCGCTGGCGGTCATGCGCCGAGTCCAACCGGACACCGTGTCACGCTCCACGCGCGTCAGCTTGGAAGCCAAACGGCACAAGCGGTAGAAGCGGTGCATCAGAGCATCCGCATCAGGCCCATTCGTGATGAATTTCAGCGTGATTTCCGGCGCGCCGAAAGCCAGTGGGCCAGCAGGAAGCATCACACCACTCCGACCATTCACCGTGACGGAATTAATGCGCGGGCTGATGCTCGTGAAATGGGTGGTGCCGACAATCAGACTCGAATGCTCACCAGTCAGATTCTGACCTTCGATGAGATAATCCGTGAGAATCATCGACTACCACCCTTTCCACTTGTCACCATTGCGGCATTGCCGCCGTCTGCAATTTCTGCTGCGTCGAAATCGACGTGGGCGCGATCGCCGGATAATTGAACGTCTGCGTGACATACGTGGCACCGCCACCGCCATTGCTGACATTCGCCCTGCCGGTCTTCGACGCATCCACGTCAAAGCCACCGTTGATCTGCGCGTTCATGCCATTCACGGTGCGCTGCACGTCCTTCCAGCCCTGCCGCAATGACTTGTCAAAGCCCTGCATGATGGCACGGCCAGCAGGCTTAAGCATCACCTTGTCGTAACTGAGCGGGCCCTTATGTCTGACGATCCAATCGCCGATGCCACTCACAAAGCTCTTCACCCTGCCGAAAGCCGCCTTCAAACCATTAAGCAGACCATTGATAATGCTCGCGCCAGCATTCCACAGCCACGCGCCAGCACCGGCAAACACGCCCATGATGGCACTGCCGATGCCACCAAGGAAGCCAAGCACACCCTGCACGACACCATGCACGATCTGGCTGAAACCATTCCACGCCTGCGACCAATTGCCGTTGATAATGCCAGTCACCATGTTGATGACGCCCTGGATCACATTGACAATGCCACTGACAACCGAAGCGATTCCGTTGATGACGCCCTGGATGAACGGCAGCATGGCCTGCACGGTCGGCAGCAATGTCGAGCTGATAAAGCCGACGATCGCGGAAATGATGGTGGACACCAATGGTGCGAGAGCTTGAATCACCGGCACCAGAGCCTGAATCACGCTGGTAATCGCCTGCACCACCGTCGCAACCAAAGGCTCAAGGCCCTGAATCACCGGCGTGATGGCAGCCACCACGTCAGTGATGAGACTGCTGATCTGCGAGATGACCGGCATGAGCGCCTGAATCACAGCCGTGATGGCCGCGACCACCGCCGTGACAACCGGCTGGACTCCTTGGATGGCCGGAGTTATCGCCTGAATGACGGTGGTCACCACGGTCAGAATGCCTTGAATGGCCGGCACCAAAGCACCCACAAGCGTGGAGATTATCGGCGTCAGCAGCGGGATTATCTGGCCGACGAGATTGGTGATTACCGGCATGACAGCTGCCGCCAATTGACTCAAAGCCGTCATGAGCGTCTGAATCGACGGCTGAAGCATTTGGAATGCCTGCTGCAAGCTGACGAAAACGTTCTGCAGCATCGTGCCGAATTCGCTGCGCAATTGCGGGCTCGTGGCGATAAGGCCGGCCAGAGCGCCAATCACCAAAGTGACAGGACCGCCAAGACCGGACAGGACGCCGCCAAACTTAGACAGCAATCCGCCAATCACCGGCACGCCACTCAAGCCGCTCAAAGCGCCACCAAGACCAGCCGCGCCAAGCAGACCAGTCACGGCTGCGATAGGGCCGGACAATCCAGACAATTGGCCCGTGAAGCCGCTGAAATTGATTTTGCTGATCTTGTCAGCGACAGCGCCGAACACTTTTTCAAGCGGCGGGCCGATCTTCTGCGCCAGCTGGGCAATCTTGTCAAACAGCGCGGTGATGAGCGGTTCGACGGCCTGCACCATCTTGATGACCGCGCCACCGACACCACCGAAAGCAGCGATGAGATCATTGCCGATCGAAGTCTTCAATCCAGCGATTTCATGCTGGAGAATGGTCATCTTGCCCTGCGGGGTCTGCGCCAAGGCCTTGTTGATACCACCGAAGTTGGCTTCCAGGACCTGCGCGGCCATGGCGGCCTTCTCGGACGCACTGCCCTCCTGCAGGACTTTCTTCTGCGCGTCCGTCATGGTCACGCCATATTTCGACAGTGCCGTGGCGCTGCCGGTCATGACCTTGCCGAGCAGATTCGCTATCTGCACGCCATCCTGCGCCGTCGCGTTATAACCCTTGTTGTTGGCGATCATGTCCGCCAAAGCGGGCGTCAACGTCTTGACCTGATCGGCCGTCAGCGCGAAAGTGCCGAGCTGTGCCTGAGCGGCCTTCAACGTACCGCCGGATATGACGCCGGTCTGGCCAAGCGTCTTGTTCAGGCTGAGCAGTGACTTCTGCTCTTCGTCCGTCCAATTGTTGTTTTTGGCGACCTGCTGGAATTTCGCGGTCACCTCACCGGCCTTGAGGGCCGCATCCACGGCCTGCTTGCCGAAATTCACCAGATATCCGCCAGCGGCGGCAGCGGCGCCGGACACGACGGTGGCCATGCCCTTAGCCGCCTTGCCGATGCCGGACACCGCCTTCGAAGCGAACCCGGAAGCCTTGCTCAAACCCGAATGCAACGCATTACCGGCCTTCGCGGCCGCATTACGCGCACCCTCCGGCAAAGCATTCCAAGCAGCTGAAAACTTGCTTTTGATGTTGGACGTGACCTCGCCGGCCGTCGAACTGATCTTCTGCACCGCCGCGTTCACGCTCGGAATCTTGCCGACAATCTGCTGGGCGGTTGACGTGAAGCCGGAAGCCATACGGCTGAACGCGTTCTTCGACTTGTCCGCCTCGGCGGCCAACTGCGTCTCAAGCTCCTTGAGCCGTCCTTGCGCCGTCTTGAGGTTGTCGGACGCCGCCTTGAGATTGTCGGCGGCCGCTTTTTGCTTGATTTGCGCCTGCTCCAGTTTGATGGCCGCAGCCTGAGCCTGAGTCGAATCAGCCCCATATTTCTGTGTGGCGGCGTTCAGTTTCTCCTGTGCGGCCTGCACCTGCACGCCAGCCGCCTTGAATTTCAGCAAAGCGTCAGTATTCTTCTGCGAGGCTTGAGCCACGTCCTTTTTGAAGGACTTCAAAGCTTCGGAATTCAATTCGGCGGCGCCACTATTGAAACCGGACTTGAAAGCGCTGCCGACCTTCTTGCCCTGCTGCGCTCCATTGAAGCCCTTGCCAAAGGCCGTCTTCATGTCGCCGACGGCCTTACCGGTCTCCTTGGCCACATTCTGGCGGAAGCCCTTCATCTGCGGGAAAATGCTCACATGCGCGGACCCAAGCTCGCTACCGCCAGCCATGACAGCCTCCTCTATTCACTTTTTTTGAAGCCGAAGATGCTGCTCATCGACGTCAAAGCCGCACGACGCTCCTCATCGGTCACCTCGACATGCTTCTTCCCAGCCTTTCCTGGCGCGAGGTCGCCAAGAATCGACGTGCCACCGGCCTGAATCGCGGTAATGATCGCCGTCGCATCCATCGGCAGCACCATATGCACGGCAGACATGCCGCAATACGTCGATGGATCCGCCGAAAGGCTCTCCCACAAGGCGATCGCGTCGCGGTAACGGAGTCTGCCGCCCAAGTCGGCCTGCAGACTCCATCCACGCGCCGCGAAATCAGCCCTTATTCGGTCGCCGTCTTCTCCTTGGAGGAGCTGGCAGAAGCCGACGATTTTCCCAAATCAGCGCCCTGTACCTTGGCAATGATTTCGCCATAAGCGTTGAGGATGTTCATCGGCACCATGACCGGCTCCTTCGCCAGCTCCTTGGCCGCCTCCTCACCAGCGAAAGCAGCCAGCAAGTCCTTCAACGTCTGAATCTGCTCGACATCCGACTTAATGTCGGACAGCTTCACGAAATCATCAATCGACAGCGCCAAAGGCAGCTTGTAAATGTGGCCATGCGGTGCCAAAAACCATACGGAGCCGTCCTTGATGAGATGCTTCACATCCATCTGCGCGGCGACAGCCTCAAGCGCCTTCTCCTCATCCTCTGCAGTCCAAGCGTCGAAATCGGCGGCGGAGGGCATCACATTCTTGGTCATTTCTTCCTTCTTTCAAACGACTGTAAAAATTCCTTTGCTCCACTGGATGAAGAGGAAGAATCCCAGCACATGCGAAGAAAGGAAGAAAGAAACACATGCTGGGAAGAATCAATGTCAGTCGGTGACCGGCTGAGACTCGGAATCATCAGCCTGATGACCGACGCCATGAGGACCGGACGAAACAGTCGGAGTCACGAAGGACTCCAAGTACTTCGAATTGCCGGAATCGCAGGCGTCATCCTGAATCCATTCGATGGTCCAAGCGTCACCGGTGTTCTTGCCAGAAGTCTCCTGCCCCTGCTCGTTGCCGGTCAGATTCACGACACCCAGACGGCGGCGGTGCGTGCCGTTCTTATAAACGGTCTCCTTGTAGCAGAACCACTTGCCATCCTGGATCACATCGGTCACGTGATAGACGCCATTGGCGTCCGGCGTTCCGATGGTCATCTGGCGCGTGATGCTGTTATCCTCGGCCACGGTGAACTGTTCGGTCAGCGAAGCCTTGCCATTAATGCTGTAGCCGGGCTGGTGGAATTTGATCGCATCATCGGCGTCACGACTATCCTGCGGGGCACCATCCTCGGTGATAAGGCCGACGAAGCCGCCCTTGCTGAAGATCTTGTCCAAACCGGTCTTCACGTCGGCCACGGTCGGCGCGATGAGATCGGCGGTCAGCTTCTGCGTCGCATCATAAGGGGCGAAGCGGAAGGCGCTTGTCACCACGATCTTCGCGGCGCTCAGGTCATTGCCTGCTGCATCAGCTGCCATATTTTGTCCTTTCAAACAAAAAAGGCGCTGAAACAAACGTTTCAACGCCTAAAATTAAGAATTATTGAATTATTGGAATTCCCCGATGGCGGAGAATTCGAGAGTCAGATAGCATCTGGCGATATTCGCGTCCTCGGCCACGAAATACGGGCCATTGCACCCGTCCTCCTCGATTGCCGCGATCGGAGAAACGTCAAGCTGGCAAATATCAGGGTCGGTGAGCAAACCGTAGATTCTGGATGCCAAGTCACGGCATGGTTTCGGAGCGGCACGAGCCCCGTAACGCACGGTAACGCCGATGCTCCGGTCGAAGAGCACGCGATTCGATTGCGAGCCGCCATCATCACGCACCACGACGAGCGGCCGTGAGCCGTCGTAATCGTCCGGCTCACGATTCGAAACGATGATCGTAGGGAAAGACGATTCCAACCGTGCGCGCAGAAACGCGCACAGCCAAAGCTCAAGATCCGGTGGCAGGACTGCCGTCATGACTTGCCTGCCTTCAACGCTTTGCGGAGATTGCCCGTCTTCGACTCCACGAGCAGTGTCTTCGGATCGGTGCCGACCACCATGCATGTGGTTCGATGCGCGTGCTTGACCTCCTCGATTTGGAGGCCATCGCGATACGCACCAGTGTCCACCGGAGCGTGCGCTTTCGCATATTCGAGCGTCTTTTCGGCGGCACGACGGGTCATGGCCTTGACGCCAGCCGAATTCATCAACTCGTCAAAATATCGGTCGTTAAATTTGACCGCCACACCCATCACATCACCCCCTGTACTCGCTTAGTGGAATCTCGACCGTCGGCTGCCACGACGTGAAAGCATTCGCGTCACGGCTCGGATAGCCGCTGACCTCCCAACGTCTGCCGTCATCCGGCAACGCCTGAATCCTGTCACCCGGCATGATGTCGAGAGTCGGATCTGGAGACGTGAGGTAAGCCGCGCTCGTGGTCTGCTCGCGCAGGCCGTCGGGCGTGCGCGTGCTGCTGGAACTGGCGAGAGCGCCAGCGAAATCCAAAGTTTCCGGATTGGACCAGTCCTCGCCGGTCTGCTCGCCGGAATACGGGTCATCGACCTTCCTCGCACGCAGTCGCCGCCACTTGGTCGCGCCAGACATACGCCATCCACCACCACCGGCATTCATGTCGTCAAGCAGGCTCATGGCAATCCTCCAAGCCGGTAGGGTTTGAGCTTGTCCTTCTCCTCCCGCATGAGCGACACCACGTCATACGACGCGCTGGAACCGTTCGTGGACTGGGATTTGACCAGTCCGACCGGACTCATGCCCGCTCGCTTCGCGGCACTGATGAGCACCTGCTGCACGTCCGGCGCGTCATCATAGCCGGCATGGATCGAATAATGGATAGCCGCGACGCCGACCGGGAAGCCACCGGAGAGAGACTCCACAAGACCCGTCTCCGGGTCATAGGCGTAAGACAGTGGATTGCCCTGACGGTCGGTCAATGATTCGATGCTCGTCACATGACGTGCGGGCAGTCGAATCACCGTGCCGCCACGCGAGTTGATGACGCCGGACAATGCCATGTTCGGCATGACATGCCAGCCACACTCACGCCTGATCGCCGCCTGCGCGGCCCTGATCCGAAACTGCGCGTCATCCTCGAAAGCCGAAGGGTCGGCAATCATGTCGGGAACCACATTCACGTCAATCATGCCGACCCCCAGACTCACTCGGCCTTGGCCTCGGCCTTGGCTGCGGCCTTGGCTGCGGCCTTGCCGAGCGTCACCTTGACGAAAGCCTTCGGATACTTCACCTGCAGGGCGAGACGCTCCTTAACTCGGAACGTGATCTTGTCGTTGGTAAAATCGTCCTCATGGCTATTGGTGGATTCGACGACTAGACCACCCTTACGGTAGATGGTGCCGCCAGCCTTGAACGCGCCGACGAGCACCGTACCCTTGGTCATCGCCTCGGTCACGACGGTGCGCAGCCCCCACAGCGGCGGATTCTGCATGATGCCGCCATTACCGTACTGTCCAGCGAAGAACCCACCGCCGAAATACTGGCCGTTCGCATCCTTGGACAGGCGGATGGCCTGATAGTCCGCAGGATTGATGACCACCGCATCGGCGGAGAAGCCTGTCGCGGTGGCGATATCCGTGGTAGCCGCGAAGATACGGTCCGGATCGGAGTCCGCGGCCTGACCCTTGGACTGGATTTTGCGGTTCAGAATGCCATTGAGATTCGGGTCGGTGCCATCGCCGGACAGGAGCTGGATCTCCTCCTGCAGCTTCAGATTGTATTGGGCGTGCTGGTTGATCTCGGATACGACGAAAGGCAGGTCTTCGGCCATGTCGTCGGTGATCTTCCACCATGCGGCGACCTCGTGGAGACTGTCGGACACCCAAGTCGGGTCCGGAAGATGGAGCTGCGGCTTCTGGCCGCCCTCGGCGACGGTGGTGGCGTTGCCTTCGAGGGAGCCGTAGACCGGGTATTTGATGGTGGTGCCGCTCATGGTGCCGGACGCGAAAAGGTCGGCGATGACGAGCGGACGTTCGTATGGCCATACGCCGTTCTGGTCGGTTTCGGTGAGGAATGGAGCGTAGGCTCCGGCCGCTCCGCCTGTGGCATGAGTGCTGGAAGACGCCTTGAATTCCGGAGTGGAGAACAATCCTCCCTTGGTGGCGAGCACGCTCAAGCCCTTTTCCTGCAGGGACTTGACGTAGAAGTCGCCGAGGGTCTTCGCCTCGACGGTCTTGCGTTCGGTCTTGGACGTGCCGGCAAGCTGGTCGAGTCCTTCGCCGGCTTCCTTGAACAGGTCGATGCGCTCCTGCAGCTTCTTCGCCTCGGCGTAATGCTGCTTGAGTTCCTCCTGCTCCTTTTCGGTGATGTTGTCCATTCCCTTGGCGAGGATGGCCTGTGCCGCCTTCTTCTCGGCGGCGAGATTATCCATGAGATTCATGGCGCTCCTTTCGGTTAATGTTCCAGCGAGAAGAAGTCGCTGATGGTCTTGTATTCCTCAGCCCACTGCGGGTCAAAGCTTTTCTGGTTTTTCTTCCTTGAATCATCCGTGTCATCGGTGGAATCGTCGGGCCTGTCCGTGGAATCTGAATCATCCGTATCGTCGTCCGGCTTCTTGTCGGCGGAATCGATGCCGTCGAGCACCTCATGCAGGCTGTCGAGCGCCGCACGGAGCTTGCCCTCATTGGAAGCGCTGATCGCACGGCCGCTCTTCACCTCAAGCACCTCCGCGCCCTGATTCGCGGCCACCTGCACAAGGGAAATCTCGAACAGTTTCACCTGACGAATCTCACGATATCCATCCCACGCGCTCTTTCCGTCCTGCACGAATGCGGTCTCCTCGGCGATGAAGCCGATGCTCATCTGATGGATGAGCCCGCGTTTCAGCAGGTCGTATGCGCGCTTGCCTTCCGGCAGGTCAAGGTCAAGGCGGGCGGTGACGAGCAGGCCGTGCTCGTCCTCCACCGCGCTCAACGTCTCGCCTATGATGTCGGTGGGCTTGTCGTCCTTGTGCTGCCAGTGGATCGGTATGCCCGCGCCGGAACCTTGGAAATCGTTCTGCAAAGTGTCGGCGAAAGCGCCCTTGACGATCACGTCATCGTACAGGTCCTTGTCCCACGTCGAGGCGTAGCCGCTGAACACGCCCTCGCCTTGACTGTCATCAAGGGATTTCAGCTCGAAGCCCTTGAAATCAAGCCTCATGATGTTTCCTCCTTGGTGAGCGCGTCCCACTCGGCGTGGAATTGCGCGTCATACCGGTAAAGCCGTTTGAATTCGGCGAGCATGGCCTTAGCGTCCTCGCCGTTGACTGGATTGTTCTCCTGCGCGTTCTGAGTTCTCCCGCCGTCCTGCGGGCTGGGCTGGCCACCCTCGCTCACGTTCAACGGGGTGATGAGCTGGTCGCCTCCCGGCACGCGAGGCATGTCAAGAATCTGACGTGCCTGATTCGTGGTCATGAAAGGCCGTCCGGTTGCCGTGCTGAGCGCCTGATACTGTTCGGCTGTGGTGCCGCGCAGTTTCGCGTCAACGTTCGCCCTGATGTAGCAGTCCGGCTCCCCAACAGCCTCCGGAAGGCTGAGATTCAAGGCTTCCTCAAGAGCGACGATGTATGGCATGAGCTCCACGTTCCAGAGCTTCTCCTTGTAGGCGCTGATGTTGGAATTCGTGCCGGTTCGGAATCCGATGTTCTCCGGCGAGATTTGGAAGGCGTTGCATACGGCGATGTTGATTCGGTCGCGCGCCTCCAAATCGTTGACGTCAACCGGCTTGAAGACATTGTCCAAGGGGCGCATCTCCATGCCGTCCTTCAGGACTGGCCAACCACCCTCACGGCCACCATTCTGGATGAAATTACGCAGGCCGTTCGTGAAATCGTCGTAATCCTCCTGCGACAGCCACGGCATCTCCTTCGGACGGTAGACGTAGCCTCCGGCCTGCATGCCGTTCTTGGCGATGCCACGCCGGTAATTGGCCATCGCCTTCGCCTCCGCCAAGAGCGGACGAAGCACGTTGGTCACACTGTCACCGAACTGGAGGCCGGAAATGAAGCCGACATCCAAGTGCACGCGAGGATCGGGCAGATCAAAATGCATGGCCTGCTGGCTGTCCATCGTCAGCAGGTTCACGCCGGTTATCTCACCGAAAGCGTTGCCGGAAAACTGATAGCAGTCAGAGGGGATGCGACGAAGGGTGAAACGTCCGCCGTTCACGCCCAGGAGCATGAGCCACCGGTCATCGAGCAGCATGTCACGAAGAAGCATGCTAATGAAACGGTAGCGGGTCATGCCAGAAAGAGGAGAAGGCCGCTTCATCAGAGCGGCAAGAGCGCCGTCTGTGACTTCCTCCGCATCGCCGTCTGAATTCTTTCGATACACTTTGAATGGCAGTGACGCGATGTTGCGGGTGATGAAGTCCACCACGACACGAACCGCATACTCTCGGCAGTAGGCGCCGGACGCGTACCCGTAGAAATCCATGTCTGACGGCCAACTGTCGCCGTTCGCGAGCGGAATGCTGGTCGCTGGCGTCGGATGTGCGTCTGCCTCGGCCATCTTCATGCCGATAGCTGCGGCGTTATTGTGGAGGAGCCGGTCAAGGAATCCCATCAATACTCCCCTCTTTGTGAAGAATCTAGAATCTGACCCTCACGCCTTGCGAGGGCTCGTATTTCGGTTTAAGTACTTCAGCCTGCATGGTCTCCAAGGCGTACAATGCCTGCGATTCGGCAACCAAGCCGGAAATCTGCAATGCGGACTTGGTGCGGTCCCACACCTCGACCTCGCCAAGACGCCGGGACACGGCCACGGAAACCTGCTGTTCGATGGCGGGCTGCGGCAGGTGCCGCAGCTTGCCCTCACGCACACGGTCATGAAAACGGCCGCAGCACGCACCCAGACGGAAGCCTTCGATGAGATGCACCGTCCACCCTTTTTCGGTCAGCGGGTCGATGAAGTCCACTGCCGGACAGCCCTTCGACTGCACGGCAATCTCACAAATCGACGGCCAGCTCTCACGAAGCAGGTCGAGATAATGCGGAACCCACAGCATGCCGTCACGGCGTGCGATCAGCTCCACGTGCGGCAACCCGTCCGCACGCATTCCGGCAGCGGCCACATACGTGGTCTTACGGTCAGCGCTCGTGTCCACGGACAGGACGACACGATTGCCGTCAGGAATCGTGGAATGCGAGTCGATGCCGCTGGCCCACAGTTTCGGACTGATGAAAGGAATAATGTCCGCCGTGACCCACTGGCACAGAACCTCGGTGCGGAAAGCGGCCTCGGTCATGCCGTCAATATCGGATCTAACGCTCATGACGGTCATCGGCCCATAGCCGAGCGACGGATTCGCCTGGCGAATAGCGTCGGCATCATCCACCGGACACTTGTCAGGCGCAGACCACTCGAAATAGCCGAACGATCCATCCTGCTCGCCGGACAGGAACACGTCAGCCGGATTGCCACCGTCTGCGCTCAGGCGCGTCCACTCGTCAACAAGCTTACGGCCCTTGTCCACCTGCTTGCGCAACGCCACAGACCGATAGTCACCGGCGTTGGAAATACCCCACAATTGGGAGCTCCACACGGCCTTCGTGGTCTGTGACACGGCATTCCAGCCATCGTCAGTATGCTGCTCACGCAATTCGTCGAACACGACACGGGCAGCGCTCTTGGCTCGAATGTTCTTGTCGGCACGGACGATATACCGGGCTTTCGAGCGGGTGATGATCGCTTCCTCGCCGTTCGTGTTGACGAATTTCTGCGTCATCGCGGCGAGATCCGGGATCACCAGATCCGCTTCCTCATCGGTCGAAGGCTGAGGATTGCACCACTCCTTGACCTGATTGTACGGACCCTTGGCATTATCAAGCGTCTGGGCCGCGCCGACCACAAGGAACTTCACTGGCGGCACCCTGTCCGGATGCTTATTGGAATCGACGAAAAGCCACCATGCGGCCAAAACGCCCATCAGCGTTGTCTTGCCATTCTGGCGGGCGACAAGCACGATGACCTTGCGGAAACGGTAACTACCGTCCTCAAGCAGTTCGAGCGCATGCACTAAAAGCCACTGCTGCCACGGGTAAAGGTGGACATGCAGCATGATCTCCGCGAACGCGATCACCGCGAAACCATTCGAGGTCTCCTTGGTCAACGGGCGTAACGGCGGCGTGAAGATACGCGGCAATGTCACACCATGCCTCTCATCATCGACGGCACCGAAAACCGTAAGATTCTCAGCCGCCATCACAACCTCCTCAGCCGAAACGCTTCATGAACTCATCCATCGCGATAACCTTGTCGCTCTTCGCTTCCTCAGCCCTGACTTCGGGCTTCTGCCTGGCCGGACGCCCGACCTTCGCTGGAGCGTCCAAAGTCAATCCGAGAGACTGGCAGTATTTCAGGAAAGTCGGCAAAGTCACATTGTCGATCTTCCCGTTCTCGTCAACGAATCCGGTGGCACTCAGGAAGTCAATCCGACCAGCCAGTACGCGGGCGGCCGCGACCACTGCGGAATTCACGGCCTTCAGCCCATCAGCGTTCTTCAACGAGCGCTCCAAAGCCTCCGCCACATTATGGCTCGGGAATTTCACCGACATGCTGCACCTCGAATCTGCAATCGCGCGCGCGACCCCCGGTCAATTTCGGCCATCGGGGAGAGGAAGAGCAACCACGCGGGCAGTGGGTCGGCTCGGGGTGGTTTTCAGGATTTCACCGCCCCTACCTCGTCGGGGTTGGTTTCGAATGTTGTTGTGAATGCTTTGATTGCGTTTGTGAATCGTGTGATGAGTTCGTCTGTGCTTGGTGGTTTTGGGGTGATGAGTGTGGTGTATGTGTCGCCGACCTTGAAGGTGTTGACTTCGTTGTGGGTGACGTTGATTGGGATGTTGACGGTGAATGAGCTGATTGGGAATGTCTTGTCGCTGATTGTGGCGGTGAGCTCTAGTGTGACTGGCTGCTGTGGCATCATTGCCTCCTTGCTTATGCTGTTGTTATCCATTGTCTTGAGAGTGTGCCGATTGGTGTTGGTGGGTCTTGGTTGCTTCTGAGTCGGTTGCAGCTGGTGTGGCTTGGTTTGAAGCCTGCTGGGTCGAATTGGAGTTCGGGATGCTTGCTGACTGGGTAGAGGTGATCGAGATTGAATGAATCATCAGTGGTGTTTTTCGTCGCCTCGTAGTCGATGGGCATTCCGCAGAGCCAGCAGACTGCATGCCGCGTCTTGCACTGGCTGAAGAATGTGGCTTTGTCTTTTTCGAATTGGCGTGTGGTCTTGCGGACTCTTGGCATGTGGTCACCGCCTTGTGGTGCTTCGTGCCGGAGTCGACCGGCGTGAGGTGGAATGCGTTTTTGTCATCATGGTTGTGTGTGCAGTATGGCGCCATGGTTGGTTGGGGTCCGACCGTTGGTATTTTGTGCTATTCCGCCTGCTCTGCCGTTGAGTTATCGAAGCGAATATGAAAAATGGTCCAAACCATTTTCTGGCTGGACCATTTCATTTTACAAACATACGATAGTATAGCATTTTAATTGTGACAGTCAAGCATGGCGGTTATTTCTCCGAGGTTGAACACGTACTCTCCTTTGTGTTTTGTCGGCGTGGCGTGGAGTTTGCCTCTGGTGAGCCATTGGCGGATCTGGCTGCTGGTGCAGTGGATGTCCATTTTGGTGAGGTAGCGTGCGACTTCGATTGGTTTTCCGGTGTATTCTAGTTGCCAGAGTTTGTTGTCGCGTTCGGCTTTGATGGCTTGGACTCCGCCTTGCCATTTGCAGTCTGGGCATGTCCATGTTTCGGCTTGTGGCGTGCTGGTGGCTTGGTGTCCGCATTTTGGGCAGCTGCCGATGATGACCATGGCTTCTTCCGGTGTCAGGGCTTGCTCGTTTCGTCGGATGATGCGTTGCAGGCTGGCGTAGTCGTCGGCTGCGGTGCTCATCGTCAATATGGTGTGTTTGTTGCTGATGATGGCGAACCATGCTTTACGCCAGTTGTATGCGGCGTATGCGGCGCGTATTTTTCCTGCCTGTTCGGCGAGCCATGCCTCGGATTCCGTGATGAGGTCTTGTGCGCTGGTGTCGATGGGCAGTGGCGCGTTGCCCCTGTTTGGCGTGTGGCCTGTGGGGCCGATGTGCGCCTGTCGGAGCATGATGCTTCGCAGGGTCGGGAGTTGGACATGGCCGAGCTGGCGGATCATGTCCCAGTAGTCGGCGGTGCATTTGGCGCAGAGCGTGCCGCTGGCGGGTTTGCCGCAGTGCAGGCAGGTCAATTCCGGCTCCTTTCGTCGTGCTGGTGGATGATGGCGGCGATTTCGGCTTTCGGCACTTGCGGCACGAGCGGCGCGATCTCGTCGAGCGTGTAACCGGCCTGATGCCATTTGATGATCATGTTTTCGAGGATTTTCTTCATTTGCTTTTCCTTGGTTCGATGGTCTTAATGATTCGTTGCGAAGTATCGCAGGTTACGCGCACCTCGTATGGCCTGTGGTGGGAGTCGGCGTGCTCCTGTGCCGCAGCCGATGCCTCTTGGAGCGTTTCGTACACTCGGCATGTGTACCGCCTCATATCACCTTTCGGCCGGACGATGTAGCCGTCCCAGATGCTTGTGTCCAACATGTCCATACGGTTTATCATTCACCGTCCTTTTCGATTTCGTTGATCTTGTTCTTGAGGGCCGTTAGAATGTCTCGTTTCGGACAGTTGTTCGCGAATGCCCACCAAACGCATCTGAATCCTGCCCAATCGACGTTCACGAGAGCGGAGAACAATGCGTTGCCCAGGCCGGACAGATTGGTGTCGGCATAGAGCGGTGTGCCGTGTATCACCGCGTCGTTCGCATACCAGAGCGCCTTCTTGAGGTCTTCCACGCCGTTCTTCGACTGCCAGCGGTAGCAGTATTTGACCACGTTGCCCCAGTCGAAACTCAACAGGCGGGTCAGTTCGATGCATTCGAACGGGCCGTTCTCGTAATGCTTCGGATGATTGACGTTGTCCATGTGCTGCTCCTTGACCGATGCCGAATCTGATGATTGCGACGCATAGGCGGCACCGGCCAATACGTTGTCGAACAGGATTTCAAGCGGGTTGCGGTTCATTCGACGGTCTCCTTATACGGGTTTTCGCTTGTATATTGCGGAAAATCGCATTCCTGGTCTTTCCATCCGGCGGAGTAGCCTTCTCGCCATGCTTTGGCTAGTTCTTCGTGCGTGGGATGGGTGGTGTTTCTGCTGTTCATTTCGCGTTTTCCTCCTTGTTGAGTTGTTTCGCCATCTGGCAGGCTTGTTGGTCTGGCGTGGCGGTTTCCTTGTCGCGTCCGAGCGCTTGCAGCACGTGTTCGCACTGCCACGTGTGTATGTGGCGTTTCGAGGGCGGTATGCCGCTCATGTTGGCCCTGCGTTGGCACCAGCCTTTCCACAGGCGCGTCCAGTCAGCTATCGTGCGATTTTCGCCATAATGTCGGCTTGCGAACGTGTTCCAAGCGTCGGTAACGTCGAGATTCGCGTATTCCGAAGCGATGGTTCTGTCGGTGACGGCGTATTCGGTGGAATCGTGGTAGCAATCGGCTGTGATTTCTTTGGAAGAAGAAAATTTATTTTCTTCTTCTTTCTTTCCACTCCTCCTCCTACTACTACTCCTACTACAGTCGTGCAACTGTCCGGAATCATCCGGAGACTCGCAGGAATGTTCCTGCAACTGTCCGGAATCATCCGGAATGATCTTGCATCCACGCTTGTCCCACCCATCCGGCGGCAGATAATGGCACGTGCCCGGACGCTGGATATTCTGCCATTTCTCGAAGCCTGGAACGAAAAGAAGACGCTTGCCGTCACGCTCGTAGCGAATGATGCTGCCGCACTGCTCCAATTCCGCGAACGCGTCCTCGATGTCATCAAGCACCGAATCGTCGTAAGGCATGCATTGGCCACGGAAGAGACGCGGATTGTCGAGATTTACGCCGTTGTCCTCAACGTAGCTCCATAGGTTGATGAAGACGAGTCTCGCCTTCCACGTCATCGAGCCGACGCTTTCGGACTGGTAGAATTCCGGCCTAATCGTTCTGATTCTCATGATCCGTGTCTTCCGCTAACTTGTCTGCCATCACATGCTCCCGAATCGCTTGTAGAATTCGTCGTCGGTCATGCCAACAGCGGATCCATGCTTGTCGGCTTGCGCGCGGCCAGCTTGTAGCCGCAGTAGGGGCAGGTCGCGTAATATGTGCCGACGGTCTCGCCGCAGTGGGCGCATTCGACGTATCTAATGGTCATGATCTGGCCTCGTGCTTCCTGATGATTTTCTCCAGTCCTCTGATGCATGCCGCTGTGGCCGCTTTGGCGCCGGTCATGATGTCGCGGGCGAAGATGCGCTGCTTGGAGAGGAGATTCATGCTGCTCGCCATTTCGTCGATGTAGTCGTTCAGTTCCTCGACCGGTACGCCTGTGACGGGGTATTCGCTCAGGCGCATGGTTTCCTTGTCGAGGATGATGGTGAGCTTGTCCGGTGTCTCCTCGATGGCGATGGCTTCGGCGCGGTCGATGGCCACCTCCATCGCGTGCCGGTATGTCGATGATTCCCTGATGATCATTCCGCGTCCTCCTTGCTGTAGATGGCTTCCAGAAAGTCTTTTATGAGCCGTTTCGATGGTTTCTTTCCTTTGGCGCTCATGTCGATGAGGCAGGCGGGTGTTTTCATGCCGAGCGTGCCGGCGGCGATGACGATGTTTTCAATCCTGTCCTCGATGCTCATTCGTTTACCGCCTTCCGCGCGATTTCGAGCATTTCCTTGGCCTGTCTGATATATTCCTCATGGAAGCCGGGAATCTCACCGGCATAATTCCATGCGTCATCCTCGTCTTTCGCCGCGTAGCTATCGACGCCATCCCATTTGCAGCTGTTCCAGCAGAGCCGTTTCGCCACGGCCTCAATCTCAACGGCAGTTGGTGGAGCAGAACGTCCGGCCATGTACGCTGTACCGGCAAGCTCCCGAACCGTCTGAAAAGTCAAATCATCATCCATGCCACGCTCGTAAGCGTTGGCCTCGTCAAGCATGATGCTCAATTTGTTCTCTTTCCGTTCGCTTCGATCATCGCGTACAGCATTTCGCTTGCGGCGCGGCACCTGTAGGATGGGCACTTGCCGGACACGTCGAAAAGCGGTACGAGCTTGTCGCCTTTTTTCGATGGTGTGAGCACTTGATTGATATTGTGTGGCAGCAGGTAGTTGACTCGCAGTTCCTCGGCCAGTTCCCTTGTGGTCACGAGGTAGTTCACGTCCCCGTAGAACGTCAACCCATGGCCTGATTTGAAATCCGCCATGCAGGACTTGACTTCGTAACAGGAGAACTCGCCAAGTTCCACACTTGCCGGCATGAGCACATAGCCGGGCGTGAACGGCTTGAATCCCATGAAGTCGATTCGTCTGTTTTTCGAGGTGCCCAAGTCGAAATTCACCTCGCTTGCCCAGAAGCTGACGCGGTTCTTCAGACGCTTCTCAACCAGCTCGGACAGCATGGCAGTGGTTTCAGTCCTGCTCATTTCGCATCCTCGCTTTGATTCGACACCTCGGACGGCATGGAGCCGGAATGGCCGAGCATGGACTGGCAACATGCGGCGCATTCATCAAAGGCCTGAATCTTCCCTCGCAGGAACATGATTCTTTCGCCGTACGTGATGTCAGCCGAATCATGCCAATCCTCCGAGTACGTCAAATCGTCGAGGAATTGACGGTAATGGACGCGCTTCTCCACACACATGTCGATGATTTCGTTGAGCGTCTTGTCTTTCTGGGTAACGTTCGTAGCCATCATTCCTCCGTGTCCGGGCCGAGCGGCAATCCACTGTTGAGTATCAATGCGAACTCCTGCAATGTGATTAGACACATGGTTTTCTTCCTTCCCAATGGTTCGGGTTTGATTCGCGCGCGCAATGCCGATGGTGAAAGCCTGAGCATCGCGCCCATCACTTCGGTGACGGTGTAGGCGTGCTGTTGTCCGAGCTTGTGCATGGACGTGAGGCCCACGCCTGCCTTCTTCTGGATGACCCACGGGTAGGGCGAGTCCATGTTTCCCGCTTCCGTGACGGCCTCGCGCATATGTTGCGGCGCGTCCATGGTCTGCGTCCATTTCACTTCGATGCACACGGGCTGGCCATGCCAGTACACGTTGCCGATGTCCCCGATGTCCTTGCTTCCATGCAAACGGAGGCGTTGTATGCGCGGGTCGTCCAGAGCCCACTGCAAATAGGATTCCACGGCGGTTTCCATGCGCGTGCCGTTATCCTTCGCGGTCTTGCGACTGCGCTTGCGTTGCTTGCCGCTCATTGGTCGGCCTCCTCTTCCTCGGCTTCGATTTCGCATTCGGGGCATGGGATGGGGCGCGCCGGATACAACGCGCGCCCATGCCTCGGACATACCGGTTCCACATCCGGCGGCTCAATCCATTCGCGCATCAGAAGTCAGGCTCTCCGGCTGGCGCGCCCCACGGATCATCCGCCGGAGCCTGCGACTGCTGCCGTGCCTGCTGCGGCTGCTGATAGCCACCACCGTTGGCGTTGCCGCCCTGGTATCCGCCTGACTGCATCTTCTGCACCTGAGCCGTCGCATACCGCAGGGACGGGCCGATCTCGTCAACCTGCAATTCCACGACCGTGCGCTGCGTGCCATCCTTCGCCTCGTAGGAACGTTGCGTAAGCCTGCCCTGCGCTATCACACGCATGCCCTTCGCAAGACTGTTGGCACAATGCTCAGCCAGATCACGCCACGCGCTACAGCGCATGAACAAAGCCTGACCGTCCTCGAACTGGTTCGTGCTGCGGTTCCAGGTGCGCGGGGTAGAGGCAATCGTGAAGCTGGCAACGGATGCGCCGCTGCCAGTGGTACGAATCTCCGGGTCGGCGGTCAAATTCCCAATGATCGTGATAACGGTTTCTCCTGCCATCACTCGGCCTCCTTGACATCGTCGTTCGTGGTTTCCTCGACCTGTTCGACGGCAACGTCATCATCGTCTGCCGGAACGTCAATGTCAGACAGTTCGTCGGGCGTGTACTGCACGCCGAACAGAATCTCCGGGCACGCCTCACGCGCGGCGGCGGTGATGGCACGCCACGTGAGCATGGTCAACGGCTGCTTGCGGTAGTTGTCCTTGCTCAACAGGCCCATCTGCTGCGCCCACGCCTTGTCACGGGTCACACTGACCACGTGCTCCGGATCGTCGGCACGCTGCACGAACGCTGTGACGCTCAGGTTCTGAGGATCCTTCTCCGTCCACAGCTTGTGTCCGGAATGGCGCACCAGACCAGTGATGAACGACGCGCTGGCGGTCGGCGTGCCGTTGATGACGGTGATGTTCTGCAAGCTCTGCACGCCGTTCAGTCCCAATGGCGCGCCGAACTCCATCGCGACGAGAATGTTCTGCGGCTTGCCGCGATATGCCTGCGGGATGATCTCGGACGAGGCGAGCACTTTCGCCTGGTACATCATCCGGTCGAAGTCGATTCCACCGCTGTTCGCGTTGCGTTCCGCGATCTGATTGCTGATTGCTCCCATTGTGTTGTTCCTTTCTATTTTTTGATTGGCTTGATGTTGAATCGGCGCATGTCGTAGGCCGGTTTCGCCGGTCGGGCTTCCTGCGCCTTGTAATGGATGGTCGTGTATCCGGCCTTCCAATCGCGGGTGATGAAGCCTTGCCGGTCGTTGCCGATAAGCTGTTTCACGCGGTCTTCGCACGCGGTGCGCGCTTTCTTTGCCGCGTTTTCCTCGGCCTTGTATCCGTCGATGCGGTCCAGGAGGTCTTCGAGTTCGGTGTCCTCGGTCTGTTCCCAGCCTTCCGGCATGATGTCGGATTGCGCGAGGTCTACGTCCACTCCGGTCAGTTCCGGTTCGGTGTCGTCCGTGACGTGCTTCCAGAATCCGTCTACGGCCTGCTGGATGGCTTGGATGTCGTCTTCGTCGCGTTCCACGCGGATTTCGACGGGTTCGCCTTCGTCGATGTCGGCGTAGAATATCGCGAACTTCCAGCCGGTGACGAGCATGTAGAACATGACCTGCGTGAGGTAGTAGATGGGTGGCTGGAGGTTGCCGTCACTGTCGTGCCAGTCGCTGAAGCGACGGTGGTTGGCGGTCTTGATCTCCAATACGCCGAATCCTTCCGGTGTCTGGATGATTCCGTCAAGGCTTGCTCGCATGTACGGCTTGCCGTTGAGTATGAATTGCTTGTCGGTGCCGTCCGTGACGAGCATTTCGTGGTGCTGCGCGCGGAATCGTTTCCGTAGCTCGTTCTCCAACGCGTTGCCTTTGATGACGGCCCACTTGTCGGAGATGTCCTCCGGCTGCATGCGTCCGGTTTTCTCCATCCACAATTGGTAGGCGGTCTTGTACTTGTTGAGTCCCATGATGGTGCTCACGTCGCTTCCGCCGACGCCCTTCTTACGGCTTTCCAACCATGCGGCCTCGCGATCAGCCCGCGTGAGCTGCTGGAATCGTTCAATCGTGTAGCGTTCCGTGTCCTTGAGTGGAATACGTTTCATTCCTTCGCCACCTTCATTTCCTGGACTTCAGCATCGAAAAAATCGATGATGAGATCGCAGAGGGCGGGCGCCGACGTTTTGAGCCGGGTTTTTTCCTCTTCTTTTTCGGCTTTGATGGCGAAAACGCCACTCTTGCTATCGAAATTGATCCTCATTTTGTGTCCTTGCTGTAGTTGGCTTTGAGGTCCATCAATTCGCCGTTCAGCAGCTTGGTGGCGAATCCGTAGACCACCTTGTCGTTGGTTTGGAACGCGGTTCGTTGCAGAGCGCTGATGGCGTCGAAAATGCCGGTCAATGCGTTGGAGATGATGGCGCGTGGATCGGCTGTGGCTTGTGGCCTGACGTCGATGGTTCCGATGGTGACGTCGTTTGCCGTGATTTTCGATGCGACGGTCATGATGGTCTCCTTCTTCTTTCCGCTTGTGTTGGTTTTCCGTGTTTTGCGTGGCGAATGCCGATCGGGGGCCGGCAATAGTCCTTCCTTGCGGAGTTGGCTGATGATGTTGCCGGCTGTTTTCGGGCTTATGCCGAGCGCTTCGGCGGTTTCCTTGCCGTCGAACGGCTGGCCTTGGTCGATGCGTTTCTTGCAGTGCGCGAGGATGAGGTCCCGTTTCGACGGTTCCTCCGGCTTCTCCGGCGGATCCCGCGTGAGGAGTCCGGCCTTGCGCAATGCCCGCATTTCCGTGATGTCGAGGCCGGCTTCGCCTGACTCGTCGTAGATTTTCTTCAGTTCGGCGAGTTCGCCGTCCGTGTATTCGTGTTTCAACGTGTTCCCTTTCTGAGTTTTTCGATCAATCGCCTGTTTTCGCGGATGAAAGCGTCCACGTCGATTCCCTGCTGCGCGAGGGTCGGTTTGCCGGTGTCGAAGCGTGCTTTCCAGTCGCTTTTAATGTTTGGGTGGCTTTTGCACTGTGTCGCCGGAACGAACATGCCGTTTTTCATCTCGCCACCGTCCTCCGGTACTTGTGCGCCAAGACCCACTGTTCCGCGGTTTGACGCTGGTATCTGACTTTGCGCCTGTCCTGATGGCCTTCTGGCGGTTCCACGCCGATTTTCAAGTACGGCGGGCCTTTGCCGGTGCTCCGCCAGTTGGCGAGCGTGCGCACGCTCATGCCGAGCATGACGGCCAGTTCAGATGGCGTGAGCAGATCGTCACTCATCGTCGTCGGGTGGGCAGTAGCGGTTGATGAAGTATGTCTGGCCTTTGCCGGTGACCTTCGCGGTGCGGTTGATGGTCACATGCCCGTCCGAATGGGTGATGGCGGTTTCCTTGATGCGGAACAGTCCCAAGTCCATGGCCTTCTGGGTCGGCACGTTGCGGTTCGAGCCGGTCTTGCCGAGGTATCCGTCCTGTCGAAGAATCTCGAACAGTCGGTTCTGGCCGATGTCCAATCCGTTCTGCCGGAGCATTTTCGCGAGTTCCCCGATGAGGCACGTGCCGTCGCTTGCGGCCACGGCGTCCGCGAACCGCGCTTTCGGCTCCAGTTCCACGATGCGCGAGTCCTTGGCCTGAAGCTGCTGGTTCTTGCGTTCGATGGTCTTCTGCGCGACGAGCACCGCACGGGCCATGATGTCCTCGTCTGAATCAGCATCGGAAACACGGATTGCCCCACCCTCGTTGAAATACTTGTCGAGGGCTTCTGCGGCTTCCTGCTGGTAGACGGTCACGTTATGACGTGCCTGTTCGTCACTGAGACGGTTCGTGTCGATAGTGGCTAGCCACATGGTCAACGTCTTGCGGCTGATTGCCACCATGTCACGTTGTTTACCGTCTGCGCCAACTGTTCGTATCATACGAACGTTTGCCCATGGCGTTCTCTTGAGTCGTTCCCACTGTCCGTTATATGCGATGCCGATGTTCTCGCAGATCGGTTTCAAAGCCGCGTAGATTTCACCGGCATCGGACTTTTGTGCGATCATCATGCTCCCGTTGAACGGAATCTCGACAATATCGTTGCTCATTTGGTTGCCTCCGCGTAGAGAATGTCGATCATGTCAGTGGTGTTGTATTTGGCTTGGAGTTCTTTGGAGCCTCTGCGCATGGCTTTCACCAAATCTTTTGGAATGATCGTCGTTCCTGTGGTTCCGTTTTCCATATTTTTGGGGATGATGGCGGTGAACATGTCCTCTGGCAGTTTTGTGAGGAGGCTTAGCGCTTTAGTAGACATGCCTAACTCTCCTCGCAGATTGTGCAGGTAGCCGTTGTCGGTGAGGTACTTGAGCCTCTGCTGTTTGGTTTCGTTCATTTTGGATTCTCCTAGTATTCGACGGCTTCGATGCGGGTGATGAAGAAGTGGATGCCGGGGGCGCATTCGTGCCACCGGTTTGTGTCGAAGTCTTCGACGTGGATGGTTTCGCCTTTTTGGTAGGTGAAGTCTGTGTCGTGTCCGCTGTATGCCGTGGTGTCTGGTGGAAGGCTGTTGCCTTGCTTGTCTTGCAGGTCGAGCACTCGCGCTGTGCTGGCGCGGCAGTTGCGTCCCGTGCCGTTGGAGCGTTGCGCGTCGGCTGGGATAAGCAGCTTCACGATGACTGGTGTGGCTGGTATGTCGTCTGTCCATGCTTTTTTCCAGCCGATGATGTCGCCTTCATCCGGAAGGATGCTGGTTTTGGCGATGCTGAGTTTTACATGGTTGGCACCGCTCAGGTCGGCCTGGCTCAGGTCTGCACCACTCAAGTTGACGCCGCGCAGATCTGCACCGTTTAGGTCTGCGCGGTTTAGGTTGGCATGGCACAGAATGGCGTAGCTCAGGTCTGCACCACTCAAGTTGACACGGTACAGGTTGACGCCGCGCAGATCTGCACCGCGCAGATCTGCACCGCGCAAGTTGGCATGGCACAGGATAGCGTAGCTAAGGTCTGCACCGCGCAGATCTGCACCGCGCAAGTTGGCATGGCACAGGTCGGTAGCGCTCAGGTTGGCATCGCTTAGACCGGCACGTCGTAGGTCGGCACGGCGTAGGCAGTCGCGTCCGTATTTTTCGAGGATGGCTTCGATGCTTTCACCTTCGAGGATGCCGTTTGGCGTGGTGATTTTCATTGGTTTTCCTTTGCTTGTTGACGTTGTGTGCCCCACCCTGACGAGTGGATGGGGCTGAGTAGCTGGTATCGGAGTCGAACCGATGCCGTCCGTGGATTCCGAACGCCCCTTTGACCGTTGGAACGCGACCTGAACGCGTTCACGACCGGTGGCGCGGCCGACGGTGACTGGCCGTCAGGCGGACTTGAAAGGGTTTGCAAACACCGGAATGCCTGCGTTTCTTGATAGAGGAGAAGAAGATTGGAATCCGTGGACGGGCGAACCGTCGCCCAACCGAGTGCGCCGACAGTGTATGTGAAGCAAGATGTGGTCGGCGCGTGGATAATAATCGATATTCAGTTATATGTGTTCCCCGCCAGCCGACATGGTGAACGTGGATGTCCGCGAAAACGTCCCTAATTTGGTTTGTTTTGTTGGACTGTCGGCTGGTGGGAAGTCTTTATTCGCGTGGGGCGAACCGCACGGTCAGCCATAGGACGGTCAGGATGTAGATTCCGGCGACGAGCCATGCCATGTGCCTGTCGGTCACATGCCATGTGAAGAGCAGTGTCATGCTGCTCACGAATCCGATGATGGCGGCTGCGAACTTCAGACGGCGGAGCGTGTAGTTCGGTTTCGCGTCCCCCGCCTGTCCGCTGTCGTGCAGTTGGTCATGGCTGGTCATTTGCTTGCCTCCATTTCCTTGAGGATTCGATTGCATTCGCGTCGGACGCGTTGCACTTCGGTTTTGGTGAGGTTGAAGTAGTATTGGCCGGTCGATGTGCGGAAGCTCATTCGAGCCATCGGTCTGCCGTCCTGGGCGGTGAAGGCCTGCATATCGAATCCGCCGTCGTCCATCCAGCTCATCGTGTGTTTCCCACCTTTCGGTTGAGTTGGTAGGCGATGCCTTCGATTTCCGCAGGTGTGAAGTCCGCGAGGGTGATGTCTTGGATGCCGTCCACGAGGCTGGCGCTGCCGTCCTCATGGAGGCGGATGTAGAAGCCGCTTGATGCGAGCAGCAGGCTTCCTGTCTCGTGGAGTGTCGGCGGTTTCGGCGGGTTGAGTAGTTGGCTGGTCATTTCTGCGCTTCCTTGACGATCGTGTCGATGATGACGTCCACGAGATCGGGCACGTCGAGGTCTATGCATCCGACGATGTGACCGAGCGAACGCCTTGCTTCGATTTCGTCCCACCCGTCGGCATAGGCCGGACGGATGGCGTCGCCCTCATTCTCAAATTCGCTGAATATCGCTTCGACGCAGGCTTTGCGCAGGTCTTTTTCGTGGGTCTTTATGTACATCAGTGCTCCTTTGGTGTGGTTTTCAGGCTTTGAATTGTTTGATGCTGTCGATCGGCTGGAGCAGCACCGTAGTGAGTTGGAAGAGGGTCATTCCAAACATGTCGGCGATTTTTTCCAGATCGCTTACGGTGAGGTCTTTCTTGCCGTTGAGTTTCTTGTTTGCCAGCGGCCTTTCGCATCCGATCGCTTTGGCTACGTCTTCTTGCGTCATGCCCCTTCGAGCCATCTCCCCTCGGATGTTGGCTCTCATGAGTTCCGTTTCGCTTGTCACCCAACCTCCTTTCTCGTTTCATTGCTGATTACAGATAGTACTTATTTGGATACTATTACACGGGTACTTAATTGATTACTTTACAAAAAGTACACAATTGGGTATCATGAAACCATGGGAACAAGAGCTAACACCGACGTGACAGACGGAGCACGGAGCATCATGGAATACTGCAAAAAACTGCAATCCAGGAGCGGTATGACCGCTACGGATTTCGCAGCGGAATGTGGATTCAGCCGCAACTATTGGTTCGTCCGCGCCCGGTTCGACGCGCCCTTGACGGTATCGGACTGCGAACGAATCGCCAAAACATGCGGGATGACATTGCGTCAGCTATTCGCAAACGCGCTGGCGGAACAGGAAGAAAAAAGAACCGCCGAAACCCTCAACAAGCTGCAGAGGGGCGACGTGGCCCTTGCGGCGTATCGGGCCGCTGGCAAGCGGGAGGCCATCAATGGAGAGGCTGGGCCGGATTACGACGAGCCTGCCTGACCTGCCGATCGACCGGCGCATGACATACGGGGCCATGCGCCGCGCCATCATCGGACTGCCCGTAACGGTGTCCAGCGCCATACTGCCGGACGGACTATGGGGCTGCTACGACAACGAAAACCACGTCATCCTGATCGACCGTCGGCTCACCTACACGGCCAAACGGTGCACGCTGGTGCACGAGCTGTTGCATTGGCGGCATGGCGACACGTCATGCGACCATGTGGCACGGAGCCGCGAGGAACATAGGGCAAGACGCGAAACCGCCTTGACGCTGATAGACCCACTCCGCTACGGCATGCTGGAACAAATGTACGAAGGGAATTCGTGGAACATCTCCCAGGAACTGGAAGTGACCCAGCAGGTGCTCGGAGACTTCCGACTGGCAATGTCTGAGCGAGTCTGCATCATTTGAGCAATAGAATCAAGGAAAAAGAAGAAGGGAACAATCATGGCGAAGAGACCACAGCCAGCACCGGGCGCGATCTACACGTGCGAAAGGCTTGACGACCCGCTGTTCATGGGTATCCGCCTGTATGCCAATCGCCTGGAATTGGATGTCTGCACGACATACCTGCACCGGTACAAGAAGACCGAAGCATACCAGGTGAGCGACCTGCAGGGCGTGGTGTTGAAGAAACGCACGGTCACATGGAAATACAGTGCGTTGCGCTCACTGCCGCTGAAATTCAAGAAAGCCGAGGACGCTCAGGAATTCTACAATGCCGTGAACAGTCTCTAAAAGCATTAAGCCCCACAATCTGTGGGGCTTTTATATTGTCTTATACGGCTTCATAAGGCTTATATCCGCTTCAGGCATTCGAAAACTTGCGCGGTCTGTGCCGCATCGTCGGCGGCCCTATGCCGCTCCGTCTTGGCGATGCCGAAATGGCGAATGAGGTCGAGCAGTCTGTGGCGGTCAAGCTGCGGCAAGAGTGTCTGAGAGATTTCCAGAGTGTCGTAGAAGCCGACGTCCGGCATGCCGACGCCCGCTCTTTCTGCTTCGCGGGCGATGACCGGCAGGTCGAAGCGGCGAATATTGTGCCCTATCCACGTATCATGCCCGCAGAAAGCGTAGAACTTGGGTAGCGCTTTGTCGATGGTGGGTTTGCCTTTGACGTTCCGGTCGGTGATGCCGGTGATCTGCGTGACCTTGGCCGGTATCGGAGTCTGTGGGTTGACGAGCTGGCTGAATGACGCGACCTTGCGCCCATGGCGCATGCGCACCGCACCAAGCTCGATGATTCGAGCACTTCTGCCTAATCCTGTGGTCTCGATGTCGATGGCCACGTAATCGTCGTAATCGGTTTCCGCGACGTTTCCACGCTCCGTGTCGGCCGTCTCTGCCGTTTGCGTTGCCGTGGCGTCCGATGTGGCTTCCTGAGACGGTTCAGGGGCGTTCTCCGCTTGATGCTTATGGCGCGGCTCAGGCTTGAGGAAGAGATGCATGAAAAGCCATGCGAGGAATGCGAGGAGCAGAATCGCAATGATGCTTGTGGCCAGATCATCCTGCGGCGTGGTGATGGTGTCGTAGATGCCGTAGATGCCGGAAATTGCGCACAGCACGGATAGCACGAGGTAAATCAGTTTCTTCATTTTTCCCCTTCCATCTCTCCGCTTCAAGCTACCACAAACAGGGGAAATGTCCGTGCCAATTCTTCCTTCTTTCGGCGCATTGGCGCTCTTGTAAAAGAAATTATAAACACATGTATTACATGTATATAGGATATTTAAACATCCCTATGAGTTTTAAAATAATATATCTCCGTGGGTGTTTTTACTACACCTCATGTGGTATAGTATTTCACATAAGGAAAAAGCCCTTGGCGTGCTCTTCAAACCTCACGCCAAGGGCAGGAAACGGACTAACGTCTCCGCGTAAGATTCTACCTCTAGGCGTGGAGAGGAAAGCGATGGAAAAGATGGGATACCGCAACGCTGGAGCAGTCTACGAGCTCAGCCGCACAGGAAAACTGCTCAAGCCGCGAGGCGGCAAGATCACAGTGCACACGATGGCGGAACTCGTGCTCATCGACATGGCGCTCTCAAGCTACGACTGGGATAGAGAACACAAAGAGCCAATCCGCGACGCGAAGGCCAAGGGCTATCCATGCCGCTACTACGCGAAGGGCTGGAAGACGCTGGCCGAAGACCACGGAATGATGGCACTCTCCCCAGAGCAGGTCATCGGCAAGTCTGAAGAAGAGGTGGAAGCCGCGATGAAAGCGCGCGAAGGCACCGCCAAGGCACGAATCGTCCAAGCATGGAAATTCCTACGCGACCAAGGACTCATCAAATGCCTACAGCCCGCCAGCCTCGGAAAGAACGCCGGATACTTGCTCCTGCTTGGCGACGACGAGGAGAACCGGGCGGTGGAACGGTGGGCGCGCCAATGTCTCAACCTGCCGATGATCTGGTGA